AGCTCCAGGACGTAAAGTCTGGTACGACAGTCGATGCGCTCCTCGAGCTCTCGGGTCTTTGGTTCCTGAAAAAGTCGTTCGGTCCAGTGTGGCGCGTTCTTCAGGTGCGCGTCCGCGGGGCGACCAGGCCGGTCGTCAAGACCGAGTATGCGTTCATGGACGAGCCAGAGGAGGAGGAGGACCCGACCGACTATTTGGACTAGACGGGCAGTTGCGTAGCAACTGGTCTCGGCCGTAGGCATCTCGAAACGTCCCAGCCCAAGTCCCCTTCGGGGACTTGCTTCCCTCCCCAGTCCAAGTCCCCGAAGGGGGCTTGTCCTCCCGAAAAAAAAGTAGTGCCTAAGTATAAATGAATCGCAAGGGACTCGCCATCGTGGTTCTGGTCATTGTCATTTTGTTTCTCCTGTTCGGCCCCAAGACGAGCCGTTTTGACATGGGTCCCAAGAACGCCGCCCCTCAGGGATTCGAGATGTCTCGTCAGGGCGATGGTTCCCGCGTCTCCAGCGGCAAGCCTATGATGCCCATGGCTGTGGAGTCCTCCATGGGCGACAACATCGGTCAGGCGGTCTCCTCCGCGAGCCTGATCCCCCGTGACGTGGTGGCGACCGAGGACTTTGGCCAGTTCAGCCCGGACAAGATCCTGGGCAACCAGAACTACCTCGACCCCCGCAGCCAGATTGGCTACCCCGAGACGCTCGGCGGTGTCCTGCGCAACGCCAACCAGGACTTCCGCTCCGAGCCGCTGAACCCCCGCGACCCGGTCAGCATCTTCAACCTCAGCACGATCCCCCCGGACGTCATGCGTCCCAAGTTCGAGATCGACTACGATTACAAGTGAGTATATACAAAATCACGGAAGTTCGACGCGCTCAAACCAACTTAAAAAAATGGAGTGAAATACCAGTAATGGATTTCAAACATGCTATGACGGAGTGGGTCCACTTGAAGGCCCAGCTCGCTGCAGCACGCAAGGATATTGGCACGTTGAATGCCCGTGAGAAGGAGCTCAAGGGCTTTATTTCGACTCACATGAAACAGAATGAGATTGACACCGTCAAGGTTCAGGACAACGTCAAGGTGAACCTCAAGACGAAGGAGACCAAGGGCACTATCACCAAGGATGTCATCAAGCGGGGTCTTGCCTCGTTCTTCGGTGGAAACGAGGCACAGATCGAGGGGGCCTGGACTGCCATTCAGGATGCAGCGCCGTCCAAGTCGTCGACCAGCATCAGCGTGACGGGTCTGGCAAACCTTTGAGCGTGGTAAAACGAACCAAGTCGCGTAGCGACTTGTGATGCGCATTTCTCCAGGAGGCTCTTGTATAAAGGCTGCGCTCGCGGTTTTACAAAGTCAAAACCATGGGTATCAACGATGAATACTCCCGGGACGTCTACCAGGGCGACCATTACGTCTATGATTCAGACGACCATGATGACTTTGATCCCGAACTCCACCCAGAAGACTGGCAGGACATGTACTCCCAGGAGCTCCTCGATGGTTGGAATTTCATTTTAGAATTCATTCACGACAACTTCCTACCTCGAAAGCACACATGCACCTACCCCAAGTTTGTGGAGCTCGTGTTGAATCCGACCAAGTTTGGACCCACCATGTACCCGACGCCACTCATGACCGACGTGTGGAAGCGCGTACGACAGGTGGCCATAGTTCGTGAGAGGGTCCAGCCTGAGCAGTTTTTCACGTGGGCCGGGTACTTTGTTTTCTAGGTCTAATAGTAAATGATCGACATCACCGGACCAAAGGTGCTCGTGCCGACGTGCCTGTTTGCTCTCGCAAACCTCTGGTCGAAGCCGACCCCGGGCCTCCTTATCCACGCCCTCATGTTTTCCATCATCTCATGGGCCATCATCAAGTTTGTTTTCAAGTTTACCCTGACCTTTGCGGACTTTGTGGTTCCTCTGGCGCTCTTCATCTTGCTGGCTCCGGGTGTGCTCCTGACCCTTCCCCCGTCGGGTGGACTTGCAGCGACCGGCGTCCACACCATGGTGTTCGCCATCGTGTTCGCTTCCCTGCGCGGACTTTTCCCGCAGTTTTATTAAACCCCCACAATAGATGCGCCACTTGGCCATAGGCCCAGGCGCCATGGGGTTCTTTCTATATCTCGGCGTTCTCGCCAAGTTCAAGAGGGGCGGTCAGCTCGATGACCTCGAGGAAATCTCGGGAGCTTCGGCAGGTGCCCTTCTTGGCTTTCTGTTTTGCGCGACCAAAGGCGACCCAGCCAAAGTGCTGGACTACGCCCTCACTGTGCCCGTCAAACAGCTCATGAAACCAAACATAAAGAGTCTCCTCCGAGACTATGGACTTGTGCCTACGGCCAAGGTTCGCAAGATTCTCGCCGAGGCCTGTCTGAAGTTCTACGGGAAAGATGACGTGTCATTTCGCGAGCTCTATGAGTTGCACCCCGTGAAGTTCCATGCATCTGCGTTCTGCGTCGACCTGATGAAGACGATCTACTTTTCGGTCGACACGACGCCGACCATGAGCGTTCTGGACGCCGTCTGTGCATCGGTCGCCATACCCTTTATGTTCTCGAGCACCAAGTTGGCGGACGGATGGCACTACATAGACGGTGGGTCTGCCGAATCCATCCCGGGAGGGCCGTTCCTTGGGCGTCCGGACGTACTCTCTCTGAGCATAGCCTGGTGCGCGATTGGGGAAGTCAAGGATATCAAGTCCTACGCCCTCAACATCCTCTATTCTACAATGAAATTGAGGCACGCATACGACTACCCAAACTTCGAGCTCACGATACCGGACGGCGCGGCTTTTGAATTCGGTGCGTCAAATGAGGGTAAGATTCGGCTGTTTATCCAGGGCTACGAGCAAGTCCGCAAGAAATGGCACGGACCCCCAGGACTTTTTCTCAGTCCAGAGTAAATGCACTCACACATCCGCTCGGGATACACCACGCGTCGTACTCGCAAGGTTGTTCGCGTCGGGGCGACCAAAGATCGCGCCTCCTACTCCTATGTCCGCAAGGCGCGTACGAGCCGCGTGTCGGCCGTACCCGCCAAGGACGTCGGCGCCGCCGGCAAGAGCACCAAGGTGATCGGTAGCCTCAAGGGAGGTATGCTGACTCGCTACGGGTATCACCCGGTCGAGGCGAAGACCAACCGCCACAAGGCGCTCAGCAAGGGCATCAGCAAGGGCGAGAAGCCCCTGGCCGTCATGCGCCGCCTGGTCGCCATCAGCACCCTGACCAAGCGCACCCTGCCCCGCGCGTCCCGCATCTACAAGCAGGATGCCACGTGGGTCCGCAGCAAGTACGCCAAGTCGTTCGGGCGGAAGCGGGTTTAATACATATTAGGCGAATTGGCCCAAGCTTCCAGTTGTTTAAGTGTCGGCGCCTGGCGGCGGAGGGTGTTTACAACCCCCGCGGTCCTGGGCGCGTATGCCCGTGAGGCCCCGCGGATGAACCCACTCTTGACGTTCGCGTATTTACTCGCTCCAGACCCAGAGTTCACGCGAGAATAATTACCATATAAATTCACAGCCTGCCGCCCCAAGTTGCGACCCCAGTTCATTTGGGTCGTCTTGTTCTTGTTCAATACCTTACCAGTAAGTAGAGCCTTGACCAAGAATTTACGAATCTTCTCAGAGTCCCCGATACCAGTTCCTATTGCCAGCTGCTTCGAAATATATTCAATAATTCGGGACTTTTCCCAGTCGCCAGCGATGAGAGCGGGGACGTCAAGGATCAACTGCCGCTCGATTTGCGAGCCGCCTAAACCGGCAACAACTCCAGCAACGGCGCCACCAACGCCACCTACAACCGCAGTTACGCCACGTCGACCCCAACTGGCGGCAGCGTCGAGAGGCGTTCTTTTTTGAATGAAACGGCCGTTGATGAGGCGGCCACCGCGGTTGATCTTATTCAGAAGCTTTCGGGCCTCGACGTTATTCATTGCCTTTATGTTATTATTTGTTATGACCCTGCGGGTCGTCTGGTTGATGCGGATATTTAGACCGCTGACGTTTCCACCGGCCTCGTTGATGACCCTTTTCAGGTAAGCATTCACTTTAGCTCGTTGGTTTATGGTGAGCGGAGAGGGAGCCGCGCTTCTCCGGGTGAACATTATAATATCAGCCTAGATTAAAATGGTCTCTTTGAAGAACATTCGCGGAAAGTCCCGCGTTTCCAGGGCGCGTTCTGCGCCGACGGCGACTACCACCCGCGTTTCCAGGTCGACCCGGCCGAGTTCCGCACCGGCTCGCATCAACCTGAACAAGGAGAGCATCCTTGGTATGACCAAGACGCAGGCGCGCCAGGCTCTGCGTTCAACCACCCCCATGACGTTCTACCGCAAGGGGCGCGCGGGCCTCATACTCTGGGCTCTCTTGCTCATCGCGGCTACTCAACCGGCGAGTGGGTTCGGTCTGCGGCACAATTTCTCAGTGCCCACGAACTCGGCACCAGTCAAAGCCAAGCACTGGTGGGAGGCTTTCCACGCAAAGGAGACGTCGACGGCGACGCAGGTCGCTCAACAGGGAATTCTCCTCACAACTGCTTACGCGACCGGCTCTGGAACGGCGACTGCCTCTGTCGCCCTAACCCAGTTCACGTCTACGGCCTATGGCAAATATGTGGTCGTTATGACCATCATTGCTTTCCTTATTCACTCTATCCTGCAGTACGGACAGGCTCGCATGATGCGTCAGACTCAGACGGAACAGCTTGCCATGATTGCCAAGCAGATGGCTCATCAGGCGCAGATGATGCAGATGCTTATCAACTCTCAGGCCGATTCGCCCCGTGGGCGTCGCCGCCGGGTCATCACGGCGAACAGCGTCGCCCGTCTGGCCATCACTGCAAACTAAACCCACTCGATAGGATTCCACAACCCATGAATGACCGGGCCAATTGGAAAAAACGGCTCGATGGACCACTGACCCGTGTGACTTAGGATGTCCATGATAATATGGAATGCATAGATATTCCGGATCCTTGAATTTCGGATCAAAATTAAGGACCACATGGAGTGTGGCAATTTGTAAAACCAATTGTATATTTTCCAATCCTTGATTTCACTCCATGTGTTTGTCCATGGGGTCAAAAAAAGGGCCATGGGCAAGTCAGGGGCGATCGCCCAAACCGCCTCCTCCAGACTCAAAGACCCGAAGTAGGCCCGGGTCGTCACAAAGTGACCCAGCCAGAGCATTCACTTAAGAGCAATTCTCATTTAAAATTGAATGGACCTTCGAACAATTGCCCAAGACATCTGGGATTCTCTGGGTCCTGGGTACTCCGAGTCCGTGTACCACTGCGCCTTTGAGGTGGCTCTCCGTCGGGAGGGAGCGTACTATGAGACCGAGCGCATCGTCCCGGTCTTTTATGACGGCCAGAACGTGGGCCACGTCCGGGCCGATCTCATAGTCGACCGCAAGATTGTCCTAGAGCTCAAGTCTGTCGGCAAGCTCAACGAGGCCTATCGAATTCAGACCCAAAATTACCTCAAGCTCCTGGGACTCGAGGTTGGCTATCTGATCAACTTTCCAGACAAGAGGGGGCCCATGGAGTTTGAACGCATCGAGAGGGACAAGCCGTTCCCACCACCGCTGGACGTTTTCGATTGTTAGGAGGAGCTCCGCTCCGACTCGGACCAGAGGTCCTCATGTTGTGCGTATAAATTCCCAACGCAACTCTTCGCAAATCTTTTCCCATATGCGATCCTGGACGTAGAGCTTCTCCTTGGACTTGAGCAAAGGGAAGCAGGGAAGATATTCGTCATGTCCGAGCAGTTCAACCATTTTGTATAGACAAAAACTATACGACAGAAAGTTCTTCCTGTTCGATGGTTTGTGCTTCTCGAACGGGGCTTGGATCGCGTGAAACATGAGGCGGAGTTTGTCCTCGAGTTCCTGGGGCATCGTAGGGGGTGTTATGCCGCTCAGGATCGTCGCAATGTAGGGGACGTGCTCGTAGTACTTGGCGTAGTTGAGCTTCTTCAGGAGTCCCTTGACCTTTTCATGTGTAATTTCAGTGAGGTCTTTGATCTTTTGCTTTTTGAATTCTGTCCGTAGTCGTGCCAAGACCTCGTCAGGGACATTCGTAGACTCCTTGGCTTGGAATTGGCTGATCCATTCATTAAAGTGGTTTTCGCGCTTGTAGGAATACACGATGTTCTTCTCGAGTTCCTGTTCCTCCTTGAACCCAACCTCGTCTCCTAGAATGTAATCTGACCTGCCGCACGTGCGGCAAATCTCCTCGCTCAGGGATTCATCAAGGAATTTTGTATAGAAATTACCACACCCCATGCAAGGTTTAGTAAAGTGATCCTTTTCGATATGCCCGTCGGTCTGTTCCTTTTCAACCTCTTGCAGGTACTTTTTATAGATGTCATTTCGAGCGACCCCCTTGCGAGACGATATGGTCAAGTTTGCAACCTTTTTGGTTTCAGTCGGGGCTTCTATGGATTCTGTTGTCGTGTATTCCTTGATTATTGGCATGCACGACAGGAGATATTCGGCCATTTCATCCTGTGTTTTACACTCCCTCAAACGCTCATCGTACCGGGCCTCCATTCATATTTATTTGATCTATAGTTTTAAGTCCTAAATTAGGGGTCAACCTTGGCGGCCAGGTAGAACTTCAAGTCTCCTAGGTTTGCAATTGTGTATCGAAATACGATCGGCATGTCGACGTCCTGCATCAACTGCACGGACGAGCACATGTTGGTCGCCTTGGTGAATAGGTTGATGTACTTGAGACTGAATGTCCCACCGGACCTCTTCTCGGCCGGCGCCCCCGTGAACTCGAGGGTCGTCTTCTGGTCCGCAAAGTCCCCGCGACAGCTCAGCTCGAGGGTGTTTCCATCACGCCAGATGTCCATTTCGCTCGAGAGGTTTCCCATGTCGCGGGCGATCCTCTGAAAGTCCACGGAGGGCATGGTCGTCACGGTGTTCAGCTGGACCTCCGGGGCCTCCAGTGGCTCTTCGTTAATGTCTAGCAATTTCAATTTAAAATTGGTCGATGACTTCTTCTCTGGGTTCTCAATGTAAATTTCCATAAAGTCCCGACCGTCGATGCGGGCGAAAAGTGTGTCCTGCCCGCTGACCGACTTGAGGAGCTTGTAGACGTTGGCCATGTTCAGACCGGCCACAATCTCGGTCGGACACTCGTACTCCTCGAAGTTCTCAGCCCCGAGCGTCATGTGAACGAGCGTCACACGAGCCGTATCGAGAGTCAAGACGTGAATACCAGTCGCATCGAAATAGACATTCACATCATTGATGATATCCTTGAGGACCTCAAAGACAGCCTTGAGGGCGGATGCCTGGATGGTGCGAAAATGCATCTTTGTTTTTGAGTGCGGGAAACCT